ACAAATAGCTAACTACAAAACAAGAGACGGTAAGACATGTGCACAGAAGCTACGGTTTGCTGACAAGAGTTTTGCTACAAGAGGAGAGCTGATTGGATTGTACGGTCAGCACCTGTGGAGAGACGGAGGCAGACGAGTAGTTGTTACTGAGGGTGAGGTAGATGCACTGAGTGTGTCCCAAGCTTTCGATAACAAGTGGGCAGTCGTCAGTGTACCTAACGGAGCAGGGGCAGCTAAGAAGTTTGTTGCTCAAGCTATCGATTGGTTAGACAGATACGATCAGGTGGTGTTCTGCTTTGACATGGATGATGTCGGACGAAAGGGAGCAGCAGAATGTGCAGCACTCTTAACACCTGGCAAAGCTTACATCGCAGAGCTACCACTAAAGGATGCGAACGACATGCTTGTTGCTAACAGAAGTAAAGAGTTAGTTAACTGTTTGTTCGACGCTCGTGAGTACAGACCGGACGGTATCGTAAACGGTAAGGAATTGTGGGATGTTATCAGCCACAAGGAGGTACACAAAAGCAAACCGTATCCGTTTATCGGACTGAACCGCATAACACACGGGATGAGACTAGGAGAACTTGTTACTGTTACTGCTGGTAGTGGTATCGGTAAGAGTCTGTTCTGTCGTGAGATCGCACACCATCTGTTAGGGTTGGGTGAGACGGTAGGTTACATAGCTCTTGAAGAATCCGTCAGGCGTACAGCATTGGGTATCATGGGTATCCACATGAACAAACCACTACACCTAGACGATGATATGTTAGACGAGAAAGAACTGAAACCTGCGTTTGATAAGACAGTAGGCAACGGTAAGTTCTACACTTACGATCACTTCGGGAGTATGGAGTCCGACAATCTGTTATCTAAGATTAGGTATCTGATCAAAGGCTTTGATTGTAAATGGATATTCCTGGACCACTTATCGATTGTTGTTAGTGGGATACAGGGAGACGATGAACGCAGACTGATAGATAATACAATGACCAAGCTACGATCTCTAGTAGAAGAGACAGGGTGTGGTATGGTACTTGTCAGTCATCTAAAGCGTGTGGATACTGGACATGAAGAGGGTGGACGAGTAAGTCTGCATCACCTCCGAGGGTCACAAGCAATCGCACAGTTAAGTGACATGGTCATCGGATTGGAACGCAACCAACAAAGCGACAGACTATCTAACGAAACAAAAGTAAGAGTACTGAAGAATCGATTCAGCGGTGAGACCGGGCACTGTAGTACATTGTATTACAACATAGACACCGGACGATGCACCGAGGAAGAGAGGAGTAATACATTCAATGAAGAAGAAGAAACTAACCAACCCTTCTAGTAAGTGGAAAGCTGAGTTCTTTGATATGTGTATAGACGCAGCGAAGAACAGTAACACAAAGAATAGACTACACAATAACGATTGGGTTACAGCTTTAAAGAAGCTAGTGCCTTATCAGAAACTAATAAAAGAAAACAACATACAAGATAAACCGGAGAACAATTAATATGCAAATTACAGAAGACCAAGTAGCTTATATAGTAAGTTTCATGCTGAACGCAGCACGAGTGGAACTGGGAAACCATGTTTGGTATAAGCATCAAGAAGAACATACAGCTCCTTCAGGGTACTTTAGGTCTACCTACAAGGACTTAAACTTAGAGATGGATGACGATTGTAGGACTGCTTTGTTCAAAGCTGTATCTAAGCATCTGAAAGATAACGAAGAGTTGTTAATGATGTACGGTAGGATGGATGAAGATGTTATTAAAAATGCATAATCATGAATACTACTATAACTAAGAAGCAGGTGTTCGGTATACTTGCTGCAGCTACTTACATCAGAACTATATCGTTGAGCTGTGAAAAAGAAGATTTCAAGGACCTAGTTAATCCAGATATTGTACATGATACAGGAACATTCTTGTTAGCACTAGCTCAAGAGTTGATGCCTGATGATAAAGAGTTTGACGGACTCAGGGAAAGCGTGAAGAAACACCTATCAAAACCTTCTAAATAATATGAGAACACTATTCTTTGATATAGAAACAAATGCTCTTGAAGACTTCACTAATCTGACGGACTTACACACGGTACACTGCTTGTCGGTGTACGATCCGATGACCCCTAAGATGGTGACCTTTGCTGGAGATAGTATACACCGTGGACTGACAGCACTAGCAGAAGCAGACCGTATCGTCGGACACAATGTTATTAAGTTTGATATACCTGCACTGAAGAAGTTGTACGGATTCTCTCCACCTCTGGTTAAAGTAGTTGATACCTTAGTATTATCTAGGTGTATCTTCAGTGACCTACGCAACGAGGACTTCGGTCGTAACAACTTCGATCCTAAACTTGTAGGTAGTCACTCGCTGAAAGCTTGGGGACACCGGATGGGTAAGCAGACGAAGCTGACATACGGAGAAGAGGACGGTGCGTTCGATCACTACAACGAGGAGATGAAGAAGTACTGTGAGAGAGACTGTATAGTTACACAGCTACTGTACGATTATCTACTCACTCAAGAGCCAAGCAATCAGATGATAGCTATCGAACACTGGTTTGCATTTATCATCAGTCAACAGGAGCGTAACGGTTTTAGTTTTGATCTAGATAAAGCAGACAAGTTAACCGCTAAGTTAACCTCTATTCGTGCAGAGTTGAAAGACGAATTGCAACAGATGGTAGCACCAAAGATTGAAGAGATGAAGAGTCCAGCTGGTTGGACACTGAAGATAGAGAGTGAAGATCAAGTAGAGATACTCAGTGCTGAGACCAAGGTGAAGCTGAAGGAACAACTGAAAGCTAGGGGTCTGAAGCAGACACTGTTGAAGGAAGCGAAGAAGCAGGGTAACAAGAAGAAGACTACACTGTTCAACCCAGGGTCTCGACAACAGATAGCAGCAGCACTGTCAGACTTGGGATACGATCTACCAAAAGAACCAGATGCTACCACACCTAAAGTAGACGAAGCGGTACTGAAGAAGATAGACCATCCAATAGCAGCTAAGTTGTTAGACTATCTCTTGGTACAGAAAAGACTTGGTCAGTTAGCAGAGGGAGAACAGGCGTGGTTGAAGCTGGCTAAGAATGGACGGATACACGGCAGTGTAAATACAAATGGAGCAGTGACTGGGCGGTGTACACACAGCAATCCTAATGTAGCACAGGTTCCTGCTTGTCGTGTACCTTATGGTGAAGAGTGTCGGGGATTGTTCGGTGCGGGTGTTGGTAAGAAGTTGGTGGGATGTGATGCTAGTGGGTTGGAGCTACGGATGTTAGCACATTACTTAGCATTCTACGACAGAGGAGAGTACGGTAAGATAGTAACAGAAGGAGATATACACACAGCTAATCAACAAGCTGCTGGACTAGAGACACGGGACCAAGCTAAGACATTCATCTATGCTTTCCTTTACGGAGCAGGTGATGCAAAGATTGGAGACATCGTAGGAGGTACAGCTAGAGACGGTCAGATGTTAAAGCGTAAGTTCCTTAGCAACCTACCAGCACTGAAGAGATTACAAGATGCTATTCAAAAGAAAGTAGAACACGGTGGTACATTGATGGGATTGGACGGTAGATTGTTACGCATACGAAGTAGCCACGCAGCACTGAACATGTTACTTCAATCAGCCGGAGCTGTGTGTATGAAGGTAGCTTTGATACAGTTATACCATGCACTCGGTAAGAGTAAGTGGCAGCACGGTAGAGAGTATGCTTTTGTTGCTAACATCCACGACGAGTTCCAAGCAGAAGTAATACCACAACACGCAGAAGACTTCGGTAAGTTAGCAGTGAAAGCTATTCGTGTAGCTGGTAAAGAACTGAAGCTGAATGTACAGTTGGACGGTGAGTACAAAGTAGGTGACAGCTGGGCGGAGACGCACTAAGAGATGGACGAGATACAATACGACAGCTACACTACCCTTGCATACCTCTATGATACACAAGACCTTACCATGCCATCATCAAACGCACAACGGATAGGAGCTATAGCAGAGACTCGCTTCATAGCTGAATGTTTAGAGCGGGACTTTGAACCACACACACCAACGACTCCTATGCCTTGGGACTTTATTGTCCACTGTCCGGCTGGTGATCTAAAGGTACAAGTAAAGAGTACATCGTGCATCAAAGATAATTACTATGTAGTTAATACATCATGTGGAAAAACAAGCAAGGAACACATACCAAGTACTGTTGATGTGGTAGCTGTTTACTTAGCCCCGATACAAGAGTGGTGGATGATACCGCAATCAGTTGTTACATCGTTAACAATAAAGCTGTTCTCAGACAACCCAAGCAAAAGCAAATACAAGAAATATCAAAACAACTGGAGCATATATTATGAGTAAAACTACACTACTAATCGACGCAGATGTCCTCGCTTTCGAGGCAGCTGTTGTCGCAGAAGAACCAATACAATGGAAGGAAGAACTGTGGACTGTACACGCAGACATGGCATTAGCTAAAGCTCGTGTGATAAATAAGATACAGGAGTTCAGAGATAACTTGAAGTGTGAGAATGTAGTACTGTGTCTATCAGACCGTGCTAACTTCCGACGCAAGCTGTTCCCTGATTATAAAAGTAACAGAGCTAAGTCCCGACTTCCTATCATCCTTCGACAAGTAAAGCAGTGGATCATCGATGAACTAGGCGGTGTGCTGTGGGATAACTTAGAAGCTGACGATGTTATATCTATCCTTGCAACAGACAAAGCAATGGATGAAGAGACGATCATTGTTAGCATCGACAAAGACTTCAAGAGTGTACCAGGTATCTTCTACGATTATAACAGAGGAGAGTACCACCAACCATCAGTAGAGGAAGCAGATAACTTCCACCTTATACAAACACTGACCGGAGATTCAACAGATGGATACAGTGGTGTACCAAAGGTGGGACCAGTAGCTGCTAAGAAAGCGTTGGATAAATACGGATACACTTGGGAAACTGTTGTCAACATGTACGAGAAAGCTGGACTCACCGAACAAGATGCTTTGATGAACGCATGGATGGCACGATTACTACGAGCAGAGAACTACTGCTTCAGAACAAAAACAATAAAGAAACTATGGACACCGAAGAATTACCAAACCAAGGATATACTAGAAACTTCAGCACTGGGGCAAGGCGTGATGGGGACGATGGACGGGGACGACCCAGCCTTATACCTCCGGTCGCCTTACGCAGTCTCGCCAAACGATTTGAAGCTGGCGGAAAGCTTTACGGAGACGACAACTGGAAACAAGGATTCCCACTAAGTAGATTATATGACTCGATGTTTAGACATTTGTTGGGGCTGGCTGAGGGGGACAACTCTGAAGACCATGCGGGTGCTATACTGTGGAATGCGTCAGCTTGGATATGGACGGAGCAAAAGATCAAAGAAGGAAAGCTGCCACAAGAACTATCAGATATAAGTTATAGAGATGAAAGTACTGATAGCGTGTGAATACAGCGGAGCAGTGAGAGATGCTTTCATTAAACAGGGACACGATGCAATGTCTTGTGACTTACTACCTACAGATGTAGACGGTCCGCATTACCAAGGCTCTGTTACAGATATACTTAACGATGGATGGGACTTGATGATAGCTCACCCTCCCTGTACCTACCTAGCAGTCAGCGGTAACAGATGGTTGTACAACAAAGATGGTAGTAGGAATGAGGAGCGATGGGATAACAGAAGAGAAGCACTAGACTTTGTACGGTTACTTATGAATGCACCCATCGAACGGATAGCGGTGGAGAATCCTGTGAGTGTTATATCTTCAGAGATACGAAAGCCGGATCAGATCATACAGCCTTGGCAGTTTGGGGATGAAGCACAGAAGACTACATGCCTATGGTTAAAGAACCTACCTAAGTTAAAGCCTACCAAGATTGTGGGTAAAGGTGAGTTTGTTACATTCAAGAGTGGTAAGAAACATCCGGCTTGGTACGCTGAAGCATTTGCTAAAGCTAAGACTAAAGCAGAGAGACAGAAGCTACGATCTAAAACATTCCAAGGTATAGCAGATGCTATGGCTGAACAATGGGGAACTGAGTTATGAACGACGAGATAGTATTACCAGCGTTGAGTAAGTCTTTGATAGAAAAGCTTGACAAACTGTTCCCGGATAAATGTCCCCTCTTGACAGACTCTGATAGAGATGTATGGTTTAAAGTAGGACAAAGAAGTGTAATTGATTATTTACAACAGATTTACGACGAACAGTTACAAGACAACATCATAACCAAAGACTTAGAATAGCTATGTGTTTCTCACAACCTAAGATGCCCGCTATGCCGGAGATACCACCACCTCCCCCACCTCCTGCACCACCACCACCTCCGTTAGAAATGGCTAAGAAAGCACCGACTAAAAGAGCTACTCAAGCACCTAAGCGTCGTCGTGGTACGCAGCAAGTCACAGCCGTTCGTCGTCCTTCAATCGGTGTGGGTGGAGCCAGAGGATCAGGAGTACAACTTTCACAATAACAATAGTAATATAAATATATATGAGCCTTCGCACACTTGATAAAAAGACGCTACTCTCATCTGTTTCTGCATCAGGAGCGGGTAGTGCATTCTCAGTTGAGCGTTCTAAGGGTTGGACATTTGTCATAGCCACTGAGTCCGCTGGAGCTGCAACCGTAGATATAGAAGCTTGGATTGGCGGAGCTTGGCATGTAGTACACAGTCAATCAGTATCAGCACTGGGATCAGTTATGATACGAGATGACCACGGACACTACGAAAAGCTAAGAGCTAATGTAAGTGCATATACAGCAGGAACCCACAGCGTCTACGCTACCGGAACTGTTGACTCACTATAATGTCTCTAATATTCACAACGAT